CTCCTCGATCGTCTGGCATTCTCGAAAATGCGGCAGTTTGCTTGCCACGAATCCGCAGCGATGACATCGCGACCGATCGCCGTCAAACTCGCATAACATGACAACACTCACAGCGGGAAAGTCGGCGAACCAACCGTTGAGCGTCGCAGCGTGCGCGTTACCGAAAAGGCGCCGCAGGTGACCATGATCTCCATTTGGTCACCAGAGATCCACGTCTCTTTGGCAATTACGCTCACCAGACCGTCAGTGATAGTCACGCTTGCCAATTCGCTCCCTGACAATACAGTGACGTCTACTTCGCACCCGTCGCATGGAACTGTCGTAAGTTGCGGGATTTGATCACACGCCACTCCCCCACGCACAAACTGAGTCACAGCGCCTTTTGTAAAAATGACACTGAACTTCTGGCATTGCCCCACCACGAAGCGGGTCGTGATGAAGTATTGCGAATACTGCGCTCCGTAACTCGTTCCCGGCTGAAAATAGGACGGCAGCAGTACTAATAGCGTGCTGATGTCGCATGAGTTGTCTTGTAGCACTGATGACGTGCCAGTGAAAACTTGTGTGTCGCCGTAACGGTCAAAAAACAATGTTCTTGAAACCGCCAACGGTGAACCCGCTACATTTATCGTTCTGGAAACCACTTGCTCACCGATAAGATGCTCGTTAAATAAACTTACGTCCGCATTAAGGATGGCCCCGGGCGCAATCGGCTGCCCATCTGCATCTTGGCATGTGCGATTGAGTACGATTCCCTGCTTTGGAACCGTAGCGGAATCCCAATCGCTGCATATAAAGCGTTTTCTGCTGTAGTAGGGAACGGTGCCGTTTATATTTGTGCTCGTTATTGAACCGCTTGGCGCTGGCAGGTAGTCGACTACTTCTGGTTGCCTTCCGCTGCCGTTAGGGAAAGTTTTTACGACATACACCCTAGTGGCGTCCCCAGTCCACCCTAACTGCAATTCTACTTCATGCGTTAGTTCTAGGTTTCCTTGGTCGCCGCACGGCACCGGAGCGCTTGCGTAGACGAGTACCGACACGTTCGGGCCGCTGTTTTGCAGGTTTGATCCACCACCGCAATCAATAAAACCACTTCTCCCAAATTGAAGGCCGCCTCCAGAAAACGCCAGCACACGCTTGCCGTTTTTAATTTGAAACCCCCGCCTGATCATTGCCACTGAGAAACTAAATGACTCTTGTAAAGGCTCGGCTTCGTAGTCGTCGCATGTTCCGTCAATAACACTCCACGACACCGAGGCTTCGACGCTGACAGAAAAAAGCGGATCGGGGCCAACGCATGGGTCGCTGAGTGGTGGCGCCCCAGTATCCTCAAAAAACGACGTTCCAGCAGGACAGTCACCAACGATTGCCCGCTCGTATAGCAGGTCGTTTTCGCTCCCATTGAGACTATACGTCCAGTCGCCTGCTTGGTTGTTTGGGCCTACACCAGTAAACGAGTGCCGATACGCGCCGTGCTCCAGCCTCCACAGAAGCGTCCGACCGGGCCAAAAAGCAGCCGTTCCGACGCCGCCTCCGGCGATCAAGATTCCTCTCCGGTAATAAAACAATGGCCCCCAGCCGTCGCTGCAATCTCGAAAGGAATTATCGAAACCACCGCGTGCGCGCATGGTCAGGACGCTGTCGCCACACCACACAGGCTGAGTAGATGACCACGAGTTGGGGACGGTCACGTAGATTTGTTCTGGGTACAAGCCGATCGCGACGCCGACTCCGAAATCCTCGGTTTGGCAAAGCACGCTTGGCGGCATCAGGCTCAGGTCGGCCTGATATGGACCGCCGGTCTCGTTAACCGGCAAGATGGTGACTCGGATGTTGTAGTCGCCCGCCACGAAATCATTAGCCGTCTGCTCGTTCAAAACAACGCGGGGGGCAACGCCAAATCTGCTTCTTTGGCCGCCACCACCACAGATTTCTTGTTGCCCAAATTGCAGCGCCAGTGCGTGTTGGGTGATTGTGCCTCCACTTGTTTTGGAAACAGTCCATCCGGTCACGCTGCCGCCAGCAATCAGCGTCGCTTGGCGAACCGAGGAACCCAAAGGCATCCACCGCTGAAGGCCCGCATACGAAAGCGAAACAGGCACCTGATGCGTTGCGGCGCTTGGGCCTTGGCTGACGCTGACGATCAGTTTTACTTGGCCGTATTCGTCAGTTCCCAGCACTGTCTGAACGCCTGCTTCCTCGTCTGTTTGAACGCCGGTAACGCTCAACTGCACCTCCAAGAACCACGGAGGCCCGATGACATCGTATATAGAAGTATCGGCGACGGCTGATCTGTTGAATCTCCACAACTGCGTCCTCGTTTGGCCGACTGGAGTTCTGGACGCGCCTGATGCCGACAGTGATATCGCAATCGTTGCGTCGAAAGCAGCCGCTAGTCGGTAAACACTAAAACCTCCTGCTTCCCACATGGAGCCTTGGAGTGTGTTTGTGGAATCGCCCGTTGCGACGTTACAGTCCCACCCGTTGGGCGGAGACGTGTCCACTAACGCAACGCGCATGCAGCGGTTAAGGGTGACACGAAAAGCGCATGGGTCGCCTTGGCAACACGGCGAGCACGCTCCGAACAAGAAACCGAGCGGGTACATACTGGCGGCTATGAGCCAGATTGCACAGGTGACGAATGAGAGTGGATCGTCAATCATGTTGCCGTGCTGCACACTGCCGCAATGAGGAACCACGCCGTGCCTTCGCGTGCGATGGCGCAGTCGCCGATGCTCGCAGGCGCCGGGACTGCGGCGAACAGGTTCAACGCATTGACCGTATTCGTCGCCCCCGGCAGATACTTCAACTGCACATTCTTCACCGCCCCGATCGCCCACGACCCGGTGAATGTGCAAATCCGAAACACCTTCGCCGACCGCGGCTCCTCGCCCTCGAGGATGACCTGAGTGCGCCGGAAACCTGAGCCGATAGGTTCCCCATCGACGCGGTCGATGGTGCGTCGTATCTGCGAGAGCAGGTTCGGGCCAAGGAGGAAGCCTTCGGCCATGTTAGGTGAGCCTCAAGCCGAAGTTGCTGAAGTCGTAATCGTCTTGGACTTGATACGTGTAGACCAGAACTGGCGGAGTTCGAAAAGGAAATCGCGGAGTGCCATCTGGGTTCAGTGCAATCGGCAGGGCGCACGGACGCTGCGTCGGCTTTGCCCCCTCGCCGATCAAGATCATGCCGCGGACCTTACTGCCTTCGGTATTTTCGACTATTGAGATGTTGTCGGGCCACCCTTCGATCTCTGTGGCAATGCCGCCTTCGCTTTCCTTTTTCTTTAGCGCAAGCGAGCCTGCCCAGACGTCGCTTGCCGCGGCGGCTCCAATTGATCCGTAGTTCTTATTGATGATGTTTATGCCCTCGACAATCTGAGCATGATCCCATCCAAGTGCTACGGGGCTTGAGTTTGGATTGTTGTCAAGATGTATCAAATTGCGTTTGAACACAAACTCGTAGGACGCTTTCCATCCTCTGTACAGAACGGACCCCCACTGCTCAAGTGCGGGCTGAGTAGACACACCGCGAAACATAACGGTATGCCTTGGGCACGTTAAAGTGCCTATAACAAACTCCGCGCTATTTATATATCCAACCAAGTTGCTGTGCCGTGTTGGATCGATTAGTTCAAATTGCTCAATAGTGATTGTGCTGATTGGGACCAACTTCGTCACACCCTCGTACCTGTCGCCCGCTGGGTTCACAGGCGCGCGCCAATCTGGCCCGCCACCGATGACTTGATTCACTGCATCGCCGAACGGCTTCCACTCGAACGCCGGAGCCTCCGTGAGCGTCGTGGAGATCGACCAGTTCGCCGGCCGGATGTCCGGCGAGAACTGCCCCGGGTCTTGGCCGGCGTCACCGCCTCCCGGGGTCGTCCGGTAGTTGAACGTCGCGACGATCACCATCCGGCTGTCGCCGTCGTACTGGGCCGAGTAGGACGCGCAGTAGAGGCCGGACTCGGAAGGGTGCTCTTGGCCGATCTGGACGCCGCAGGTCGCGGAGACGTTGATGTACTCGCTGACGTCGGACTTGATGATCCTGAAGACCCGCGTCGTCGAGGAAGCGATCTGCCCCTCTTCCGACGAGAAGTCGTACTGGACGCCTGCGTAGACCTCTTTCGTCATCTTCGGCATGGATCAGCCCTCTGTGATGTCCACGCGGAGGCGGGCGCCGGAGACGCCGATCGCGACGTACTCTGTGCCGCTCGTCATCCTCGTGATCGCCGGCTCACCGCCCCGGAGCGTCGCGAACCCGACGAACGAGCCGCCGGCCTCGATGCCGATCTGCACGGTTGACGCAGAAGACGTCGCGAGGTTCCGCAGGAACGCCATGCCGACCGTCGACAGGTTCGCTGTTGAGATGCTCGTCGCATTCGTCGTGAGGTCGTAGACGACGCTCTTGTAACCGGCCTTCGACATCGAGGCGGTGATCTGGCTGATCTGAATCTGGTTCGACAGGTTGTCCTTGTCGACCTTGAGCGTCATGGAGTAGGTGATGTCTGCCATCGGTGGGTTCCTTACGGGGCTACCTGCGGGCCTGCGCGTCCTATCTGCACCAATTCATTGAGCGCCTGCGTCTGCTTCTGAAGTTCCACAAGGTTCACGTCCCTTGCCGGGTCTTCGCCGCGGAGAAGCCTGTTGAGTTCCTGCTGGCCTTGGAGCGTGGATGCGTCCGATGCTTGCAGGGCGGCCCGCGACGGGCCTTGCAGGAGGGCGTTGGCGACTTCGTCGGAGAAGCCAGCGATGAGCGGAGCCTCTTGGCGAATGCGGTCTCCGAGGAATCTGTTGATTGCTTCGTCTCTTGCCCTCACGTCCACCAAGCCCGTTGTCTCTGCCGCTATTTCGCCGAACCGAGCGATGATGTCATTGATGCCCTGTTGAGTCTCCTCGGCGGCACGCTCGCCGGGCGTCATCGCCAACTGGCGGCCACGTTCCGGGTCGCCGAGCAGACGCCGAGCCTCCCTCGCCTCGAAGCCGTTCATCGTCTCGTCGAGGGCCGTCACTTCCGCCTCCAACGAACGGATAGCGTTGTTGAGGTCTTGCTCGGTACGGATGAGAACCGGGTCGGCTGGCGCAGCCCGCAACTGCTGCTGGACGGTTTCCCGCTGGAACTGGAGGTCGCGGAGCCTTGCTTGCTGGAATCCTGCGGCGGACCCGATCCGATCGATGGCGTCCTGCGTCCTGCCGATGACTGCTTCTATCTGCCTCGACGGGTTGAGCGTTCGCTCACGGCGCAAGCGGTCGGACTCGGCCTCAACGGCACTGCGTTGCGCACGGGTTCTGTCGATGACCTCCTGCTGTGTGGCAAGTATCGCGTCGCGTCGCTCGGCTGCACCCGGTGCGGTCGGGTTGGCGTTGAACTCGTTGATAGCGGCTTCAATGGCTTTGTTCGCGTTGTCAATTTCTGAAGACAGTGTGTCGATAATCACTCCGAGCGATCTAGCGCCGGGGACGCCTGCTTCAATCGCTTGCGTCACCTCGTTCTGCGCTGCCTCAAACCCGCGTGTGGCTGAATTGACTGACTCGACGTACTGCTTCAGTGCGTCGTCAAACGCCGAGTCGCTGAATCGCGCTTGTAACTCTTGAAGTCTGGCCCTCTCTTCTCTGGCGGCCAGAATGTTTCTGTTGTCTCCGCCGAATGTTGAGACTAATCCAATGTCTTGGCTCGCGAGAGGGTTTATTTCCCGAATGCGTGCGTCAATCGCAGCGCGAATAGCAAGCGTGTTATTTGGGTCGATGAGTCCGGCAGCCCTCGCCGAGTCCGCCCCGATCCTCGGCGCAGTGTTCCCACTGTTGACGATCTGGTTGACGCCGAGCGACGCGATAGTTCCGATCGTGTCGAGGAACACGCCCTGCAAAAGTGCGGCCGTCGACTGAAACCCGCGGAAGCCGATGGAGTTCGCTACTTCTGTGCGAGTCGGCGCCGGCCGATTCGGCAGTTCCTGCCGCAGACGACGACGCTCGTCTTGAAGTCCACCGATCTGGTCGCGGAGCGCGGCGGCCTGCCCGGCGTCAGTCACGTCCCTGAGGCGACGATTCAGGCTATTGATCTGGCCGTCGATTTCTCGGCCGCGGGGGTTTGCGGACACAAGCCGCTCTTCGCGGGCGTCGCGTTGCACCTTGATCAGCGACTCAAGGTCGCGAGTGAGTTGCCTCGCCTCCTTGGCGGCCGACGAAAACCCGCGGGTCGTGATCGAGTCGGCGAGGTTGGAAAACGACTGCGCCAGTTGCTCGACAAGATTTCTCTGGCGCTCCAAAGCGTCGTTTAGCGCCTTGGTCTGGTCTTCCGCTGCCTGACCGCTGTTGATGAACCTGACTATTCCAGCGATTGCCTGAGCGCCAACAGAAACACCGAGAGCAACGAAAAGCCCGCTCGTGCCTCCGACGATGAAGCCGAGTTGCGTCAGGTTGTTTCCGATCGCACGAATCCTCTGCTCGAACCCTCCCGTGACGCTAAAGAAGTCATCGACGGCGAACGCGGCCTGCTGAAGACCGAGGCTAAATCTGTCAATGCCGCCTCTGGCAATGTCGCCGGACCTGTTGAGGTCACCGAGTATTCTCCCCTGAGAACCGCCGCCGGCGGCCGACAGGGTCGCCGCCAACTCGCGCCTCAGTGCGGCCAGTTCGGCGCGACCGCTTTCGGTATCGATTGTCCCGGCGTCGAACAGTCTCTGGGCAACCTGTCTGAAATTCTCCAAAGCCTGCAAAGTTGGCCCGCGGGCCTCGGCCGCGAGGCGGGAAAGCCTTTGCTGGACAAACTCGATCTGCCCTCCAGCCGCACGGAGGGACTGCTGATCCACTCCGAGGCCGAGTCCGGCGATGCCTTCTCCGCCGAACTGGCCGAGGAATTGCTGGCCGAGGCTTGCGCGTGTGTTGAGCGCGGCGGCAACGGCGGCGATCTGCCGCTGGAGTTCGCGTGCCTGCTCGGCCGTGAACGCCACACCCTGTCTTGCCAGAAGCCTGAAGCGATTGTTGAGGTTGTCGACGCCGGGTCCGAGGGTCGCTCCGATGTCGGGCAGTTCCCTGAGACGACGACGAACAACGTCGATCTCGCCTCCGAGGTTCTGGAGTATGCGGTTGCGGGCGCGGTTTGGTTCGAGGTTTGTTTGATCTGGAGTCGGTTGGTCGATGATTGGCGGAAGAAGCGCAGTAGCGACCTCGCGTCGGCGGCGCTGATCGTCGGCGGCGGCGGTCGCCGCGCTGATGCCCGGCTCGAGCCTATCCAGCACGTCGTTCAGCCGGCTGGCGTTCGCTGTTCCGGCCTCGACTCGGTCAGATACATTTCTTGCGATTCCGGCGAGCGTGGCAAGTCCTAGTCTCGCTTTTTCTGGCAGTTTCGCGTACTCGTCGGACAGCCTTCTTGCTCTCGCAATTGCCTGCTCTGTTTCTGTTTCCGTCACGCCACCGAACAGGCCGAGGCCACGCTGTTGTGGAGGCGCATCCAGCAACTGAAACCCACGGGTTGATGGCGATTCCGTTTTTAGGCTTGATTTGATCTCCTCGCGAACCCGCCGAGCCGTCTCCCTCGCCTGCTCGAGCCGGCGGACGGCGTCGTCTGCGTCCACGCCGAGTCTCGGCCTCTGCTGCACCTCCAACTGGTACTGGGCGACTAGGTCTTCCGCTTGGTTGAGTTGCGCAAGAAGCCCAGAGAATTGCGACGGGTCGGCCGCCTCCGATGCCGCCTGCCGAAGTGCTGCGGACGAACGCAACTCTCTCGCGACGCCCGGGTTCGTGAAGATCAGTTCGTTGCCACGAGGGCCGGCGGAGGTGAGCGCCTGCAACTCCGCTACCAGTCGCGTCTGCCGCTCCAGTTGCGAGTTGACTTCTCCGAGCCGCTGCACCTGACCATCCAGAGCGCCCTGCGCCCGTGCGATCGCGGCGTAGTCCTCGCTTCTTGTGTTGCGGATGTTCTCCAGAATCGCGAGCAGCCTCGCGGCCTCTTCCGCCTCGCGCTGCTGGAGCGCGACGATTCTGGCGATCTCGTTGCCGCGACTGTTTCTCGCGCTCGCCGGCAGAGAGCCGGCCTGACCCTGAATCGCGGCGGCACGCTGAAGTTCGGATTGCAGGCCAGCCTGCTGGAACCGCAACTCCTGACCGCTCGCGAGGCCGGAGACTGCTGCGCCGGCCTCGGAGAGGCGGCGGATCGAAATCACCGTCTCATCGACGACTCGCTTGTATCGCTCGTAGTCTTGGGCGCCCTTGATCGCGCCGCGCGATATTTCAGCCTGAGTGGTCGCAGCCGCTTCCTGCGCCTGCACCAACGACCCGATGAATTCGTTCTGGATCGTTGCCGACAGGCCCGAGAACGCCTTGGCGCTTGATCCGAGCGGCCTTGCGATGTCCTCGGCGGCACCGACAATCGCACGCAGTTTCTCTTCAGCACCGCCGGTGTCGATGTTCAGGCGGTCTCGCGACCTCGCCTGAATCGCACGCTCTAGTCGCTGGATCGGCGTGAAAATCTGGTCGAATGACCGAGCGGCAGCCGAGTTGGCCGAAGAGAGCGTCGAACTGATCCGCTTGGCGAAGCGATCGACGTCCTTGGCGCTGTTGTCCAGCCCACGGCTGAACTGCGCCATGTTGATCGTGCCGACTGCGGCGATCTTGCCGATGTAGTTCGCCATCTCACGATCCTTGCGGCGGGCCGAACAACTTGGACAACTCCGCGATCATCTGCTCGTTGGACTGCGGCTTCTTCCGTGACGCCGGGATGAACACGTCCTCGTCGGGGAGGCGCTTGTAGTTCCCGCTCGCGGCCATGATCGTCCGGCAGATGCGTGCCGTTTGGAGCCACGGGTTGGGGAGCGGATATATCTGGTCAAACGCTGCCCACTCGGAGAGTTCCTCGCTGTCGACGGTGTTCAAGAGTTCCTTGACGCTGCGGCCGAGCGCCAGAGCCAGCCTCAGGTAGAAGAGGCGTTCTGGGCGCTCGGCGAATCGTTTCCCAGCGCCTCCACGGCGGCCGGCGTGAAGGCGTTGAACTCCCACGCGACGTCGAACAGGCGGTTGATCACCGCGCTCGACTTCTTGTTGAGAGCCTCCACCTCGTCGTTCGTGAAGAGGCGGTCGCCGTCGGAGTTGCAGATCGTCAGCACGAGGAACCTCGTGCGGAACGACTCCATCTTCTTGTCGGCGAACGCCTGCTCGAACACGTCGCGATCGGCCCCGCTGATGACGCGGACGCAGACGCTGCCACCCCACTCGGCGACCTCGACCTCCTTGGTCTTGATGTCCTTCGCTTCGAGGATCGCCTTCTTCGACAGGATCACGGATAACCTCCTACACCGTGGAATCGGTCATACGAAACTTCAACTGGCCGCGAACCACGTCGGCCGTTTGTGCTGTGACAGTCGCGCTCTCGAGAATCGCCCGCCGACTGACCGAGTAGGCGGAACTGGTGAACGCAAGGATGCCGTTGGTCCCTACAATCGTCTGCGGGTCGGTGCCGCCGGCGTAGAGGAAGTCCACGGTCACCGAGCCGCCCGTGATCGCTCCGGTCGCGACCTGCACCGTGTACCCCGTCGCGTCGCCGACGCCTGTCATGTCCACGATCTCGGCGACTGGCGTCTCCACCTGCACGCTGGTCACCGTCGCGGCGATGCCGTTGAAGGTGAAGGTCGCGTTGTAGGGCACGCCGACTGGCACGGTCAGACCTGCACGCGGAAGGAGGCGCTCCCTCGCACCAAGTCACCAGCACTCGCGGTGACCTGCACCGACACGCACGTCGCGACGGCGCCCGTGAAGGAGAACGCTCCGGCGATTGAGATCGCCCCGGTCGCCCCAATGGCCGGCGGCGTGCCGGAGATGAACTCCAACTCGACGTTCGGCCGCTCGTCCGCTGTGCGGTGCGTGATGTACGTCGGCTCGAAGTCGTCGCGGCCCATTCCCATGTGCGGGGCCGAGACTGTCGCACGCTCGGAGCCGCCGACGTATCGCACGCTCGTGGCTGCGAATGTGGCGGCTGCGAACGTGAACGTCGTGCCTTGGGACGAGCGGCCCGCCATCGCTTACGCGACGCGGAACGTCGCACTCCCAGAGACGAGGGCGCCGACCGACCCGCCGAGCGACGCGGACGCACAGGTCGCGTTGCCGCTGAAGTTGATCGGCCCCGTGATCGACAGGGCGCCAGACACACCGGCGGTGAGGATGTTCGTGGAGATGTAGTCGACGGTGACCTCGCGGTCGGTCGCGAAGCCGCCGACGAACTCTCGCCGCTGGTTCGGGCCGATGCCGAGGTGGCTGCCGTCGATGAGGTCTTGCGTGTCATTGACCTGCACGCTGGTGATCGTCAGCGTCGTGCCGCCGAACGAAAACGTGAGTCCCTGTGCGGAAATACCAGCCATTGTCGCGCCTCCTTGCGCTTGGTTGTCTTTTTCAGTGGTCTAAGACTGCGACTCCTGCCACCTCGCCTGCCACAGTTGCCGGACCTCGTAGGCCGGAGGCATCTGCGAACCGACGGTGGTGGGGTCGAGGAAGTCGTCCGTCTCCGACACCAACCTCATATCTTCAATTGTAACCCCGGCAAGCGTGCCAGTTCGGCCGTCCAGCGCAAGCCGGACGTCGTCCGCGAGTTCCCTAGCGGCGTCGTGGGTGAGCGCCCATGAGGCGACTTGGATGCTGACCATCGGCAGGTAAAGCGGCCCCGAGAGCGTCGACTCGCGGGCCACATTTGCCCTCTTGTAGACAAGGAACGGGAAGTCGGTCTTCGGCACCGCCACGGCGTAGATACGGAACCCGACCCGCCGGGCCACGGCCGGGTTGCCGGCGAGGACTTGGTAGATGTGCTTTTCGGGCTGGAGGAGCATGGCTAGTTGCTCAGGTCGGCGACGAACTTGGTCAGGGACGCCCGAACGGCCGACAGGACGGCCTGCCGGCTGTCTCCGATGGCACGCTCCATCGGGTGCGTGGCACGCATGGCGCCGTAGGTCTCGCCCGGCGACAGGAAGTACGGCCGCGTGCCGCCGCCGCTCGTGCGGACAAACGCCCCGCGGCCGGTCCTGCGGGCCGGGTGCCGCTCGTTGATGCTGCCCATCAGGAAGTAGTACCCGCGGCCCATCTGCTCGAATTGCTCGTTGTCGAAGACGAACCCGCCGTCGCGGTTCGTAATCCGCCGGAAACGCCGGTTGATCTTCTCGTGGACGTTCAGGTACGTGCGGCGGTTCTGGGTCGCTGGCCGGCGGCGGTCGGTGCCGAATTCGACGAGCCAAGCGTGGTTTCCGGCCCCCTTCTCCTCGACGTCCCACTCTTTGCCAGCCACGGCGTGCTGCGGGCCGGCGACGGCGATGTAGATGCCTTCGTAGGTCCGCTTTCCCTTCCGCGAGACCGTGGCCCGGCTCAGATTCCCGGTGACGCTGTTGACCTTCCCGCGGTACGAGTCGCGGACGGCCTCCATGCCTTTG